ACTTAAGGATTATTGAATTGCTGAGAAGAGATTCGTCATCTCACCGAGAATGCGTAATGACGCAAAGTCGACATCGCCAGTTGCTCTGGACTGGGCGTATCCCAGTGTGCGTTGGAATCTAGCGTAAGCGTATTTTGTCTTTGCGTCAAAGATTCCCCTCTGAAGATTCCTTGCATCGATGACCATGCCAAGAGCAAGTTGCACTAACTGAACGTTCTTATGCTTAGACCCGAAGCGTAACTGAGCAGGTGCAATCTCAGGCACCGTTGAGTCTGAGGAGCGTACTACCTTACCAGTTGGATTGAACGGACGTCCAAACCCAAGCACCTCGTAAGAAAAACGTATCCGTTGATAAACCCCGTTGTTCCCATTGGCTTGCCGTTGTATTGGGCTAGCCGTCATACCCTCAATGGTCTCGACTAACCCATCCGTTTCCCAACGCGAGCCGTCAACAACAATTCCAACATGTGGCACGCCGTAATCCGATACCGTCGACGTTTCGAAGAAGACGATATCCCCTCGCCGTGGTTTGTTATATAACTTACCGTTACGGATGAATGTGCTGAGGGCAACGGGCGTCTGTGACATAACAGGCAAAGGCAAGCCGACGTCCCGTGAAACAACGTCAATAAACATACCGTCCCAAGGCAAGCCGTTTGTTCCCAATCGCTCGCCGAAGATATTGTCTCGCCCGTCACGTGCAACGTATCCGTTGTAACTTAAGGCTTGCGTTACAAAATTGTCGAGGAGGCTAGCCGTTGCCGTTCTCTTTCTGAACTTCATTCGGTGCGTCCGTCTCTTCCGCTAAGGTTTGTAGTTTATGTAATAGATTGACCGCTTCGTTTGCACGAGCCGTTACTCTAACGTGCTCAAGTCTAGTCGACGCAAGCCGAACGTCCGAGTGGAGTTGCTCCGCTAATGAGGCTGCCATTTCAATTATATCATTCATCTTTGTCATTGTCAACAACCTCTACTTCAATTATTTCTGGCTCGTTCTTACGCTTGGATGCGTCGATTGCGTTCTGGGCAATACGTTGTAGACGTTCAGCAATGATACTTGCAGCAGGACGAACGTCAAGTGTTACGTCAGTGTTAATGTCAAATCCAGCACGAACACCAGCACGGTCAAGAATCTCAGTGGCGGCTTTGAGTTTGACGGGTTCGCTTTCAGCGGACTCCATCAAATGTTCCAAAGTGTCGACGGCGGTTGGTGCTGCTTGGGTCAACCGTTGACGAGCACGTTCTACGCTATCCGTTGGTTTATTACGTAAGGAACCTAAATGCACGCGACACATGCCGTCATCTTGTGGACGTCCCCCAGTCCATAACTGGCAACGCACGCCGTCATCCTTGATGGCTTTGCAACGGGCAGGAAGCGGTGAACGTTTGCGAGGTTCGATACCCGTTGACTCAATCTCCCGTTGCTGTTTTACCCACGCCTTTGTTGCACCGAGCACCCAAGGCGGAACCGTGTAATCGCTTGCCGATTCTGCTAGTAGGTCGTAGCCTGTTAGGTAGTCGGAGTTCTTATCTCTAGCGTTGACAAGTATTGCTTGCTTTTCTGCAAGAGATAGCAAACGTTGCTGAGTTTGCATTTCAGGAGAGAGGGCTTGGATTAAACCAGTAGGCACGCCGTTAACTGCGTAAACAGGAAGCCAGTTGAGTTTGGCTCGACGTAAAGCCTGACGGTTTTCAAATGTATCTTCGCAGACGCCTCGGTCTGTTTCTTCGATACCGTATTCGGAAAGGTCTGGACGTAGGTTGATAGGAGTATCGATTTGAACATCGGGAGCCTCGACTTCAGGCTTTGCGAAGAGGGGGTCAATCTCTGACATAAGTGTTCGTCCTTAAGTTATAGTTTGAGAGTCGGACGACAACATTGGGGAGAGACTGGTCGTCGCCCGACCCATTCTTTTTGCAAACTGCAATTCAAGAGAGTCTCCTCCCGAAGGTTTTTATAGAACCTTCTATGTATCACTATACGGTCAAGGCGAATTACCGATTGGACGAATTTTTGCGTGAGGTGAGGCTGTCGCGAGGCTTTTTCATTTACAAAGACAAAAAAATCCCCGTAAAATCAGGGTTTCTGAAATTACGAGGACTTTTTATAAAAGTGTTTTGAAATTACTTCTTTTTTGGAGTAGAAGTCTTCTTCTTGTTTGCTGGGTGTATCTCTCTGCTCTTCTTTTCACAAGGGCACATCTGACCTTCATCTACACATCCACAGCGTTTTAAATTGATTTCTTTACCAGTCTTCTCTTCAAAGAGTTTGGTGAAGTAACCCAGGATTTCCTTCTCCTGCTTTTTGTTGCGAGCGATTGCTTCTTTGATTTCCTTAGGGTCGTCGGTCTTGAAAAGAATATTTCCATCCTTATCAGTAAGCCAACGACCATTATCGTCACGAGCATAAGTAGCAACCAACTTCTTTGCTCTTCTCTTGAAAATTAGATTCTTAATCCAATTCATTTTTTTCTCCTAGTTTTGGGTAAGGTTGTATTTTATATTTTAGTTTGGCTAAGAGTTCTTTCTTTCGCCATTTTGTTTTTGTGTTGAAGAAAACATATCTATGCTTTCTAGGTCTCTCGTGTCTTTGGAGTCTGTCTCCATAAAACGCTTTTGCACCATTGACTCCGCCATGCAGGTCAAAGAGATGTCTAGAATGCTGACCAATCTTTCCGTCTAGTCTCCATTCTACATGACGGTCTGACATTCCCGTGTATATCCAGTTTGTGGCTTGATAAACAATTCCAATATGACCAGCACCAATCTCTGCATAAGAAACGATTATATCTTTTTCCTTAGGTAAAAGTCTTAGGCTTCGACCAATTAGATAAGACTCTGTGTTCTTAGGAGTGCCATCTTTAATCCACAAGCGAGTGAGTTCTAAAACTTTGTCTGACTCTTCTGCACCACAAACTCCAACACAAAGACTTGGTGATGCTGGCTTTCCATAGATTACGCAACCAATCATTTCTTCGCCATCGAATAAACCATAAGCAAACATAGTGCTGGCTCTGCGATGGAGATAGTGACTTTCAATTACCATCTCGTTTGCAGTCTTGCTATCGATTGCTTTTATCTCATAATCAATCACTTTCAGATTCTTGCTGTTCTTCTGTTGATTGCTCTACTTTAGACCTATCGCAAGTAGGACACTCACAAAACCAAACCTTGTCATAGTACTCAATCTTAGGTTTGCAGTTTTGATGATGACCAGTTATACAAAATCCACAGGGTCTCAAGCAGGTCTCATTTCGTAAATCAATCCCTTGTGGTGCTTTACTCTAACCTTTGGGTCGACCATGATTTTGAATCCGTGCTCTCTGGCATTCATGCACCAAGAATAATCTTCACCAACATTTACTGCAACTGGTTGGTCGTTCCACTTGATGTGTCGAATCTCGAACCAAGGGCGACTACACGCTTCAAAGACACCTTGCTTCATAGCAACAAAACCGAATCCAACTCCAAAGGCTTCGACAGGTTCTTCAACCATAAAGAATTCTTTTTCGTTCACCAATCTCGGCAACTGCTCGTTGTCAAAAAACGCACAAGCAACTGAACCTGCTAGGTCAATCATGTAGAGACCAGAGATAACTGGAAGTTCTGAGTCGTAAATCTTGGCAAAGTCTTTTACAGTCCATTCGATATCCGAATCAATCCAAAAGATTTTGTCATAGGTGTACTGACCACATCCAATTTCGGTTGCGTACCAATCCACTCCAGGTTCATCTAGAGCAACTTGCTCTCTACCAGATGGAATGAAAGACGACTCAGCATTGAGCCATCTGTAAGTTAACCCACGCTCATGTAGCCACTTGGTTGTCTCAACAAGAGACTTGATATAAGCGTTGTGGAACATCTTGCCTGGTGTGGCAATCAGTACGTTGTAGTGTGGTTTCAAAATTACTCCTAGTGTTTGCTATTGAGCCATCGCTTGACGAACTCATTGAAATCTGAAAATTCAAATTCCTGAATGATTCTCCATTGAGTTGGGTCTACCAAGCATAACTGAACGTATTCGCCCATTATTTTAATTTGACGCTTACCGTTTGCTTGAGAAACTCTCTGAATAAATCTACTAGGTAGTTCATTGAAACTAATCATTTCAAAATGATTGTCGTTGAACTCAACTGTGTAGACCTTAAAAGAATTGAACGCCGAGTCAATCTTTTGAGCGATTTCTATTGTGAATCTTTCGTCGATTTCGCTCGTCGCATTTCTGCTAGGAGTTTTGTCCTGTTGACCATCTCCTTGTGATGGTTGATTTCCTCCATCGTCTTGCTGGAATTCTTCTTGTGAATCTCCATTGCTATCATTTCTTTCAGCCATTTTTCGTTCCTAACTTTCTGTTCTAGTACTTCTTGTCTTCTTATTTGTTCGCAATCTTCGCATTTTGCAACACCTTCTAAAACTTTTGTCTTGATTCCGTTTGTATAACAGAAATCTCGACACAGGTATTCAACACCTGACATTATCTGTGCACTACCAATTTGGTCGATAGGGAGTCTTCCATCTATGCAATCAGATGGACACGCTGAGTTAAATCTAATGTTTAGATTGCTAACTGCAACAACCGTTCCAACTCCTAAACAGGTAGGACATTTTCTAGATTCCACATCTGGGACATCAGTTTCAATATCTCCTAGGTAGAACATATCTTTGCCACTTTTGGCTTTTACCCCATCAAAGACTTGCTTGAAGAAATCATCAGGGTCAATGAATAGAGTTTCACCATAGAGATAGATTTTTAGATAGTGCCTAAGATAGACGCCACCATCACCATGCAAAATGTAAGTGCATTTGAAATCCACATCTGAATTGACAATCTCAGCCTCTGCATTGAGCAGTTCCATCATTCCAGTTGTTAAGTCTGGTGTGAGAGTGTCACCGTGATGGTCAATCCCGATAACAAGTTTTGCTGTGTACATTTCCTTTTGTTTTTCTGTCTCTATAACTACTATACATCAACTCTGCAATTTACGCAAAGTAGTACATCGTAGCCAGTTGCTTCTTCTTTTGGAATACCATTAGCAGTTACTGGAACAGGGGATAAAGCACCCTCGTTTCCACACTTGTCACACTTCTGGTCAATTAACCAAGTTACAGCGAATCCACGCTCAACAGCAGATTGCAATCCCAAACCTAAAGCGTGAAATACTCCAGAACCAGTTGTCTTACGAAGGAAGCATCTAACGTCTCCAACTTGCAATACTGCTCGAACCTTCTTACAAGGACACTCCATCTTTGAAGGCTTGCAATAAGTTGCGTATGTAGTATCGTGTCTTGCTACTGGATGTCCGCAAACACAGATTCTGTTATCTCTATCTAAACGAGTTTTTCGACTCAAAACCTTCTCGGCTTTGAGAACATCATCAGACGTAAAATCTAAAAAACTAAACGGGTCTTGTTCTGTCATTTTCCTTTTCCTTAATCGAGTTCTGTACGAACTGTACAAATCATTCTAAATCATCGTTTTCTGTATGTCAACCTAAATTTATGAATGTCAACCTAAAATCCTGTATATCTGTATGTCGACTTATTTTCTATACGCGTATAGAAATTTTATACATGGGTAACCAAAAATATAGTCGACATACAGAAATACAGAAATACAGAAAATACAGAAAATACAGAGATACTATCAAAAAATTCCAAATCTAAATCAAAACTTCTTGCTAGTATCTACCCTAAAACATACTATCCGTTTTCTTAGTTTTTCCAAAAACTTTTTCTGCTAGTATCTAAAAATCTAGGCTCCACCAAGCATATCACGATACAATCAATTTATACAAAATAAACACACCAAAACGACCCGTTTTTCAAAAAATAGTACATTATTTTTCCCCAATCTAGCCACCCCAATACTGCGGTAAAATATACCTATGCCCTCAATCAACGACTACCAAGAATCGGTAGAACAGACTATTCGCAAGATAAAACTGTGCCACCACGTAGTCAATGAAGTGCATAGAAGCCTAATCGAACCAATCTATCCAGAAGACAAAGCAGACCTTTTGCTTGCAACCGAGGCTCTGCTTGACTCAATTGTTTGCCTAACAGAGGACGTTTCAACCATTGTTTGGCAGAACCAACTAAGAAAACCTACGTCAGAGAGTTAAATAATAGATGCTACGCTCCGAGAGGGGCGAGGGAGAGCGTCCAAGAAAGACAAAAGGGTCGCAAATATTCATTGCAACCCTTTTATTTGCCACACCAATTTGTATGGCTGAATCAGCCTTTGCTTCTACTTCTGCTTTTTTGAAGCCTTCTGTTGCTTCTTCCATTGGCGAATACCAATTCCAAGGATTAGCAGGACAACAGAAAGCCAACCAAGAATCAATCCGATATACAGGCTTGTTAAATCAAGGCGGAAAGCAATCTCCATTTCGACTCCTTACGTCTAGTGATATTGATACATTAAAGTCTACGCTATCTCAATATAAAAGTCAACTAACCACACTCAAGTCCTCATCTCCAAAAGACCCTGATAACACAGCCGTCTATGAGAAAGCACTTAATAACGTCGAAACCAAGATATCTGACCTAGAAGAACTAATCTCTAAGGTTCAAGCAGACTATGCCAAGCAACAGGATGCTCAGGAGATTCTAAGACGCTCCATCAACCAATATAACTTAGCATTAGCGAACAAAGAGTCTGCATCTCAAGAAGCATCAACTAAAGCAACTACTTACCAACAGGCTTTGGCTATTCTCCAAGAAGCACAGCAATCATATGACGCATCATTGACGCGTCTAAACGAGGCTACAGTGAACAAGGACTTAGCCCAAGAAGCCTACAATCTTGCTGATGCATCACTGACGAATCAAATAGCA